AGCTCCCTCAACCGCACATATACCAGTTGCACCAGAACCAACATTATCAGAAATGTGTAAAACTGGAGGATTTATAACATCATAACCAATTCCCTCTGATGCAATGTCAATATTTTTGATAGTACCATAATAAACGGATTCAGATGACTTATAATTTAAAATCTCAACACCATTAACAAGAATACCTGTTCTATCTCCTGGTCCAGTAATAAAATCTCCATCTTCATTAATTGGATTTTTTATTTCTTTTAATAAAAGTTGATGATCAACATCTTTATCATGAAAACCAAGATATTCTAAAGTATTGGAAGTTACAATTCCTGAAACACTAACAAAGGACTGATTAGAAATATTAGCAGGACTTGTAGCAAGTTGAAATTGGTTTTTATTGAGTCTATTTACAAAGAAAACACCTTCTTCCATCTCAGGAAACTTACTAACAACTTTTGTAGTATTTCCAAGAAAATCTTTAGTCTCAATATCATAAGGACTATAATAAACTGCATCTCCCGTCCAATAACCATGATCATTTACATCTAAAATTGTAAATTCAGATCCACTATACTCTCCATTTAATGTAATTTTTCTATCATAAAAATTTAAAGGTGCATTATCATAATTTGGAATAGAAGAGGAGGCTACTACAAGATCTTGATTAAATTTTACATAAGTATTTTGAACATTAGCAAAGTAATTATCAATATAAGAATAATCAGTTAAAGATGCCTTGACATTTGCTCTTAAGATTTTTCTTTCAACAGTATATTTGGCTGCAGCAATATTTCCTTGTCCTTTAATTGAAAAACTATATTCACTTATAACCTCATCTACAGTCGAGTCTTGAGTGTTACCTAAAGTATCAATAACAGTAACTTGATCACCCAGTCTAAAGTTGTTTTTAGCGTATGTAACTAAAGTATAAGTAAAATCAGAAGCATCAACTAAAGTTATAGTTTCCACATCATATTTTGTTGCTACATTATAAAACCAATTTTCTGTTTTAGGACTTGAAGTAGTTATTCCTAAAGATTTTATAGAAACTTTATCATTATTATTAAAATAATAAGTATCATCTGGAATTTCTAAGTTTGCTAAAACTCCAGTAACCCTCATAGAAACCTTAGTAGTGGTTCCTAAACCAACATATCCATAAACATCGGTATTTAAACGAATATTTTCTTTTGAATCAATACTAGTGGTAATACCAACTGTTGTAGTATTAGCTAATCCCACCCCAAAGAATTGATTTATTGATTTAGATCTATAAGTTAATATTCCTGTAACACCTGTACCATAAATTGCATACAATTCTCCTGCCTCAGGAAAACCTATAGTAGAATCTACATCTATTACACTTGAACCTACTGATACTTCTGTTATTATTTTTGTATTAGGATGAACTACAAATTCACCATATACACTTCCTTTAAGGGGGACATCTCTCGCATAACCATAATCGAGATTTAACTTATAGTAGTCAGAACTACCAATGGAGATTTTTTCTACTCCACTAACAGGAGCATAGGCTGCATCTAAACAATAATGATCTCCAAAATGTTCTGAATCTTGGTATATGGTGCTGTTTAATAAATCAAGTGGATCTCCTTTAATAGATTCAACAACTAAATCTTTAGTTACTCTATAATCCGCATCCGAAGGTCTAAAAAGAAACTCTCTTGGTTTTATTACATCTACCTTCTCACCATATAATGCACCAAAGAGAATATTGTATGATTCGTCAGTACCTTTAGTTTCATAAAAATCTTTTGATCGTGAAATAAAGAGCCTTTGATTAAGATCAGCATCTAAAGTTCTATCTTCAAAACCTGGAGAAATTTGATTCTTGAGTTTTAATAAAAATCTATTAAAAAGTAAAGCACTTAAATTTACAACCTTACTTCCTTTTGCATGAGGATTATTATCTGATTGTGAAAAAGTTAATTGATCAGATGTACCATATGAAGTGACACCACTAAATCCTCTCACACATCCAGTAAATGTAGTATTAGTTTTTTCTTTATATAATATTATTTCATCATCAATTTGTATTAAACCATCTCTATCAGGAAACTCATATGTTCCAAAAATACCTTTATTAAGATCAAAGGTAACTGTAATCGTAGTATCATTATATCCAACTGCACTTCCTAATTCTGTTTCATTAGCGTTATTAGTTAAAGCCTCTAATTTTAAATATTCGTCTATATTTTGAATTACATCAGCAGAAGCTCCAGGATATTCTTGCGAAGTATAATACTCTTTAAGAAATTCCCCTAATAAAGGAAAATCCTCCTGTACAAAAGAAGGGAGTTGATTCTCAACTATATTTTGAATCTGTACTCTTTGGAGATCTGTTGATATCATTTGTTGTATACTTTGATCTTAGTAAGAATATGAAGAACCACTGCCGCCTGATGCTGTGCCACCACCACTAGTGGTAGAAGAAGTGGTTGCTGCTGTTGTAGAGGCACTAGAGGCGGTTGTAGACGTTGTATTGGTTGTACCTGTAGCAGTAACTACAGTGTCATCAGGTGTATCACATGTTGTAGATCCTGGAATTACTTTATCTCCACGAACCAAACTACCATTTGCGTAACTAGATGCAGATGTAGTTAAATCATCAGAATCTGAAATAGTATTAATAGTTACATTTTCCATTGGTAATTGAATATATAAATCATGAAGACCTAATACATCATTAGAACATGGAGAACCTGATATTTCGACCAAAGGGAATCCTTTATTAACTACAGTATTAGTTATATTGATTGGTGAAAGTTTAATTTCTCCTTTTTTATAATCAATGGTTCCAATTGATTTTTTAATAACTTTTGCTTGATTAGAAGCTTCCAATTGTATTAACATTATCTGTCCTGTTTCAGTAGAACCAGAATCAGGTTTATCCGTAAGATATACCACACCAGCAATTCCATCTACATTAAATCCTGAAGACTTAATGTTATATCCATCACAACTTTTAACAAAAATACAGTTTCCAAAACAAATTTCATATTCCGCAAAACTATTTAACGATACTCTGAGATCCCTTCTTATGACAACGGTAGTAATATTAGAAGTAATGGCATCACTACTATTATCAACCATGCAAAGTAGTTTACTATACTTAAATCTACCACCGAATTGATTCATCTCTGCAGATTTAGCATATTTTCTAAGATTCGCAGAGATGAGACTGGCGAGATCAGCACCAGATGAGATTAAATTGGAGTTATAATAAGCTGTGATGTCCAATTCAATGTATAAAAACTTCAAATCAGTGATATCTACATCAATTCCAGAAATCGAATATTTTTTAAGTTCTCTTTTTAGGTTATTTTTGATCTGATCCGACAAATATGATCCATTTGTAGGTTTAATACTTACAAATGTCCTTCCATATTGTGGTGGATTTAGAGTTTCGCCACCAAAAGCACTAACTGATTCAGTTTCAGTATATAATTGTGGTATAAGTGCTTCAAAATCAGCATTTGTGACGGCTCTTTTTTGAGAAGAGTAAATTCTAGGTGCATATTTCTTAATAGATTCAATTGATTCTATATTTTGACCTGAAGAACTGTTATTAATTGTTGTGAGAAGAGAAATTCCACTACTAATAGTTGTATTATCTCGTGTAGATGTTAATTTCCCACTAAAATTAAAACTATTGATGCCATTTGCGAGCTCACCATTGGTTACAAGATAAGAAACTTCAATAAAACTAGGTGGATCTAACTTTTTACCAAAAATTCCATCTCCAAATATCAATTCGTACCTCTCACCTTCGACTTCTTGAACAAAATAGACTGGAGATTCACCTGTAACATCAAATAAACTATCAGATTGTCTATATTTTCTTGTAACAGTGGAAGATTCTGATGGTTTTACTACAACTCGAAGTGTAGAAAGGTCAATTCCACTATTTTCAAGAATAAAACGTTGATCAGGATCAAAAGAATTTACCGTAAAAGTGCTTGTAAGATAAATTCCCTCATAAATTGCAATATTATTAAAAGAGGCCCTATTATTTGAGATAGGAACCGTGATATCATCTAAAATAGCAAAGGTATAACTCTCATTCGCAAAGGTATTAGAT